GAACTACTGGTGGTGGAACTACTGGTGGTGGAACTACTGGTGGTGCAACTACTGGTGGCGGAACTACTGGTGGTGGAACTACTGGTGGTGGTATAACTATTCCAGTCGTTACAGGAACAATGCCTACTTTTCCATCTGGATTAAATCCAAGCGGTAATGCCATACCTTCTACCTTCAATGTCGCTAAAACAGTTGCATCTAATAACGCTGGAGTCACTATTAATGTAAATGCCCCAAGTGCTATGGATGAAGAAGGCTTTACCCGAGCAGTTATCTTGGCGCTGAACAATTCCACTAATCGCGGAAGCACTGGCGCAGGAGATCTTAGGACTTCGGCTCAAATCCTATGACCCTTTGGACACCCGATTGGCGAATCAAGGTAAATGGAGATGAACTTACTTCCGTAACTCTAAGCAATCTAACTATTACCTCAGGCCGTCAAGATATCAATTCGCCTACTCCCCCGGGATATTGCTCACTTCAAGTAATTAACACCAACGGCACTAATTACACTTTTACCATCAACAGCGCAGTTACAATAGAAGTCAAAGATTCGAGCGCAAATTATGTGGCAATCTTTGGCGGTCGAATTTCAGACCTTCGCCAAGTAGTTCAAAGCGCTGGATCAAGTGCAGTTATAACTAGCTTAAGAATTACGGCCGTAGGAGCTCTTTCAAGATTACAAAGAGCTATTTTTGATGGCAATTTGGCTGAAGGGCTAGATGGCGCTCAGATACAAGATTTACTAGACGAATTGCTTCTTAATTCTTGGAATGAATTGCCACCAGCTGAAACTTGGGCAACTTACGATGCCACCGAGACTTGGGCTCAGGCTGGCAATATTGGTCTTGGAGAAATTGATGCTGGCGAATATACGATGGTAAGCCGTCAGATTACCGATAGTGTTATTGCCCCAATAGCCAATCAGATTGCTAATTCAGCTTTGGGCTATCTTTATGAAGATGCAAATGGCCTTATTGGTTATGCGGACGCGAGCCATCGTCAAGATTATCTAGTGGCTAATGGATACACAGACTTAGATGCTCGGCAAGCAATTGCGTCTGGAATAGGCGTTATCCAGCGTCAAGGAGATTTAGTCAATAAAATCGTTATGGATTATGGCAATAACTTCAATAGCTCTTATACTGCCCAAGACACTACCTCTCAGGCCACCTTTGGCCTATTTGCCGAGCAATTTAGCAGCTATCTAAAGAACGCCGCCGATGTAGAGGATGTAGCGGATCGTCTTATTGCTCTTAGGTCTTACCCTAGAAATACCTTCCAATCAATTACTTTTGCACTTCAGTCCCCTGAAATTGATGACACAGATAGAGACGCCCTATTAAATATATTTATGGGCCAGCCAGTCCGAATCACTAATCTGCCTCTTAATATCCTAGGCGGCGAATTTACTGGCTTCGTTGAAGGTTGGTCTTTCAGCGCTTCAGTCTCGGGCCTATCAGTCACCTTCTTAGCTACCCCAACAGAGTTCTCGGCAGTTGCCCAACAATGGGCCCAAGTCAATGCGGCTGAAAGCTGGAATAGTGTTCTTAATACGCTAGAATGGCAAGACGCGATAGGAGTTATTAGTTAATGGCCAATACAACGAATTATAACTGGGAGACTCCAGACGATACAGATTTAGTTAAGGATGGCGCAGCTGCCATTAGAACCCTTGGCAATTCAATCGATACAACTACTAAAGCCCTTAATCCTGAGACAACGCTTGGAGATATTGCTTACCGCTCATCTACCAGCAACACAAACACTCGCTTACCTATTGGAAGCAACGGCCAAATTTTAGGCGTTTCTGCTGGAGTCCCTGCTTGGATAAATAATGATCAAGGCGATATAACTGAAGTCCAAGCTGGAACTGGTATTTCCGTAGCTTCAGGAACTGGCCCAATCCCGGTAGTAACTAACACAGTTGCAACCGCTTATGACGCCAAAGGTGATTTAGTAGTTGGAACTGGCGCAGATACTTTTGCTAAGCTCACAGTTGGAACAAATGGCCACATACTTGTAGCGGATAGTGTTGAAACTACTGGGTTGAAGTGGGTGGCACCTGCTTCAAGCGGTGCTTTAACTTTAGTTAAACAACAAACTATCGGTAGCGCAGTGGCATCCGTTACAGTAACCGATGCGTTTAGTGCTACTTATGATAATTATTTAATTATTGTTAGCGGCGGCACAGCTTCTGCTAATCAAGGTAATACTGTTTTAACTTTAGGCTCAACAACCGCAAATTATTATATGTCAGGAACATATTTTGCACTTAATTCATCTACTGTAAATGGTTTTAATGTAAATAACGGGTCTGGTTGGACGGGGACTTATTTTTCGACTACTGGACACTCAGGTCATATTAACTTACAAGACCCTTTCGCGACAAAAAGAACTGTTTTTAATAGTCAATTAATTGGTGTTGAGGCCACAAGTTATTTTGCTAATTATGGTGGCTTTTTAAATAACACTACAAGTTATACAGCTTTTACTTTAAGCGCAGCGGGTGGTAATAATATAACAGGCGGCGAAATCCGCGTTTATGGCTACCAGAATTCATAAGGAGATAAAATGACCTATAGAATACAAATTGATGATTTAGTGCGAGATGCAACTGCTGAAGAAATTGCTGCTATTGAATTACAAAAGGCAGAATCAGCAGCACAAATAGCCGAAGCCCAAGCAAAGGCAACCCAAAAGGCAGCCCTGCTAGATCGGCTAGGTATAACCGAGGATGAGGCTAAACTGCTTCTAGCATAATCTTGAGGGATTGTGTCGAGCTAGTCCTATAATCAATTAATATGGCCAGACTATGTGCAGCGGGTGTCCAGTTACGGGAGCAGATTGATGACGATTATCCTGATAGGGATCGTAAATCTGATGGCTGGATTGCTGATGCTCGCCACCTTGCTAAAGGCAGTTCTGACCATATACCAGTCGATGGAATCGTTAGAGCTTTAGATATTGATGCTGATTTATCAGCTCATAAAGAAGAGGCTTACGCGCTAGTTGAGAAGATTCGTAAATGCGCCAAGAAGGGCGATAAGCGGATTAAATATATAATTTACGATGGAAAGATTATGAGTCCGATATTGGGATGGAAGCGCAGAGCTTACAAAGGCGCTAACCCACACCGGTCTCATTTTCATATTTCATTTACAACTTTGGGAGACAAAGATGGCAGTTATTTCAACCTCGAAGGAGAAGCTAATGAGCGACCTAAAAAAGATGGCAGAGAGCTGGGCCAAGACATTTCTAGCAACAGCCCTAGCGACTTATCTAGCAGTCGGCCTAGATGTCAATGCAATTGCAAATGCCGCTCTAGTGTCAGTCTTGCCTAGCATCATCAATTGGCTTAACCCAAATTATGAGCGTTACGGCAAAGTCCGTTAATGCCAGCGGCTGAGTTGGCCACCTTAGTAGCTTCAGTCTTAGGCTCTATAGCCTTGCTGATTGCTGGCCTTCGTTACATAATTAAATTGGAAAATATCCCCATAGTGTCGCGCCTTGATAAGATGGAGTCTCAGCTAGAATTGGCCCTAGCGAAAGGGGTCAGAAATGGCAACGCGAAAGCGCGTAAATAAGAAGCCAGTCAAGCGTCCTAAGAGACGCAGGACTACTAAAGAAACCCCATTAACAAAGCTTGATTTCTGGGCTATTGCTGCCAATGAAGTTTATAAAGCTTGTCGCAGAGCTGGGATGGATGAAGGCACTTCGCTGGCTTTCGCGATGGATCGTAGCTCTTATCCTGATTGGATAGTGCCAGCCGATGACCCAATAAAGAAAATTGGTTGGGAAGATGGAGAAGAGGACAACTAATCTACTTCCGAGAGGTTGAGCTCTTTGAGGCTCTCAAGTCGCTTTATCCAGACTTGACGCCCCTATCAGCGACCGACCGAGCAGATGGCATTACCCACAATTCCTATATTGAGCTCAAATGCCGTAGGACTCATTATGATACTTTGATGATTGAGAAGAAGAAGTGGGATTATTTGGCCGATATAAGGGCTAGAACGGGCGCTAGGACCCTTTATATCAATTCGACACCTAAAGGGATATACCAATTCGACTTAGGGGCTGTAACCGAGCCTGAATGGGCTTTGAAGCGGTTGCCTATAACGACCGATTTTGCCAATAAAGCTACAAATGAACGACTCGCTGGCTTCTTAGATATTCGCCACGCCGAGCTGCTACTTGTCTAAATAGATTTAATCAAATAGATTTAACCCGTAAATCCATTTAGGGATTACAGAACGGGAGCAAAATGATAAATAAAGTAGCTCTAATTCGATTTGATTCTCAAGCAGGGGCTTGGACTGATGAGACAAATTGGGTTAAGGGATCAATAATCAGACGATTTGCTAAAGAGCGAATGGGTAAGAAGCAGCTGCGAGG